TATAACGGCGGCGAAGCTGCGAAGATTATACTTGCAAACCTACCAACTAAGGAGTAATCTATGTCTACGGAAGTCACTAATGACCAATCCACGGATGACATTTTTGAGCGCATTGCAAACGGTGGCAAACCACCTGAGACAAAAGAGCCCGAAAGTGAAGAGGTTGACGAGCAAGAAGCGGACTCACTCGACGACTTAGATGCCCCTGATGACGAAAATGAGCCAAAGCACAAGGTTGTCGTAGACGGCCAAGAGTTTGAAGTGCCATTGAAGGAATTAGTAGCTGGGTATCAGCGCCAAGAGGATTACACCCGTAAAACTCAAGAAACGGCGCGCATTAGTCAAGAAGCCGCAAAGTTTTATGAGTCTGCTCAGCAAGGTTACACTCAGGCAATCAGCACCTTAGAAACACTGACGCAGATAGTGCAAACTCCCATGGTATCAGAGCAGGAGTTGCTGCAAATTGCACTGCAAGACCCAGCTAAGGCACAACGTATTCAAATTGAGCAGAGATTACACTCTAAGCAAATTGAACAGTTGAACGCTCAAAAGCAGGCCCTAAAGCAACAGCAAGATGCACTGGCACTTCGTAACGGGCAACAGTATTTGCAGCAAAAAGCGCAGCACTTGCTAAAGCCTGAAACGCAGACCGCCGTAGCAACCTACCTGACAACGACTGGTTACACGCCTCAAGAATTAAACGAGCTGTATGACCCGCGCGCTTTGATTATCGCGGAAAAGGCGATGAAGTGGGATGATTTGCAGAAAAAGCGCGATGAAGTTCGTAAGAGCGTTAAGCCAGTTGTAGAAAAAACAATGCAAGCGACTGGTGCAGCGCCTCAACCGAAACAGCCTCGCGTCATTCAAGAGGAGCGCCAGCGATTCCGTAAGTCGGGTTCATTACGGGATGCGGCTCCAGTGTTTAAACGATTCGTTACCTAGGGGGCGTGGTGCTCACTAGGCATCAAAACCTAAGGAGTTACTAAAATGGCTGTGCCAACAAACGCATTTGATAGCTATGAAGCTATCGGCAACCGCGAGGACCTCTCGGATGCAATCTATACTATTTCACCAACTGAAACCCCGTTCATGTCAATGATTGCTGACCGTGGCACTGCGACTGCTGTGCTCCACGAGTGGCAATCAGATGCACTCGCAGCGGCTAGCACTGCGAACGCACTGATTGAAGGTGACGATGCTTCTGCTAACGCGCTTACCCCGACTGTCCGCTTGCAAAACCGCACGCAAATTTCTGGTAAAACCGTTATTGTCACTGGCACTCAGGAAGTTGTAAACAAGGCGGGCCGTGGTAGCGAAATGGGCTACCAGCTTGCTAAAGTTTCCAATGAACTCAAGCGTGACATGGAAACCATCCTTACTGGAAACCAAGCGCCAGTAACGGGTGACGGTACGGTAACAGCTCGTAAACTTCGTTCGCTTGAGTCGTGGTATGCGACTAACGTATCTCGCGGTGCTGGTGGTGCAAACGGCTCGACTACGACTGCTGCAACGGACGGCACGCAGCGTGACTTCACCGAGGACTTGCTTAAGACTGTGTTGCAAGCAACTTGGGCGGCGGGTGGCAATCCTGATGTTATTATGGTTGGCCCTAAGAACAAGCAAAAGCTATCGGCGTTTGCTGGTAACTCGACAAGCACCCGCAACGTAGAAGGCAAAAAGCTGGTAGCGGCTGTTGACATTTACGAAAGTGATTTCGGCGTGTTGAAGGTTGTGCCTAACCGCTTCAGCCGTGAGCGGACTGCGCACGTTCTTGAGTCGGGTATGGTGGAAGTTTCATACCTTCGTGACTTCTTCTTGAAGGACTTGGCCGTAACGGGTGATAGCACCAAGAAGCAACTGATTGCTGAGTACACGCTTCAAATGAATAACGAAGCTGCACATGGCGTTATTGCTGACCTTACCACCTAATAGGAGCTACTATGAGTGGATTTGATATTGTTCAAAAAGGCGACCGCGAGTTTAACCTCGTAGACCGTCTTAATTCAAACGCAGTCATTACCTTTGGCACGGGTGCCACGGATACTGACATCACTTACATTGCTTTGCGCAATGCCACGGGGCAGAAATGTTATGTCTACCCTAACGGCGCTGGTAACGCGATTACGGTGAGCACTACTAAACCATAACAAGGCGGGGGAGGGTAAAACTTCCCCCGTTTCTCTAAGGGGCGTACTATGTCGAAACTAGGAAATCAGGCTCATTACAAGCCTAAAAGAACGCAAAAGATTACAACCAGCGCTACAAGCGCGAAGATTGCTTCGGCGGTGGGCGATAGCATTCAAGTGGTGCGCATTCTCGCCACGGCGGCGGCTTATGTTAAGTTTGATGTGACGGGCGGGGCTGCGACGGCTACGGATATGTATATCCCACCTAATGTGCCTGAGTATTTTACTATTAGTGGCGGTCAATTTGTCCATGCTATCCAAGTAACAGCGGCGGGCGTGGTTGATGTAACCGAGATGACCCAGTAATGGAAAAGGTTGCTGATACGGCTGTAGGCTCAGAGCACATCTTTGAGCAAGATGGCAAGTATTACATCCGCCATAGGCAAAACGCTGATAGTATTCAAGAGGTATTATCGGCGAATGAGGCGGCTCGGATAAGCGGTCATGATGGGTACTCGAAAACCCGTGAGTTGCGTAGAATTGCTTCTATTCCTGTTATGTTAGATTATGAATTTACTAAAAAGTACGGGGCTGATTATCATCGTGACCCTGTATTGCTAAAAAGACTGCTAACTGAGCATTCACTATTTAAAACGGTTTAGCCATGACGATTGCAAACTACAGCGACTTGCTTGCGGAATTGAATTTAGAGCTTGCGCGCGATGAAACTTCTCGCGCCCCTAACTTGATTGCGCAGGTGGAAGCTGATTTGCACGCTAATCGTTACTTCCGTTTGATTGATATGCAAACAAACGCCACGCTAACCACCACGGGCGGCACAAATACCGTAGCGGCTCCGTCAGATATATTGCAAATTGATTCGCTTTTCGCCAATACTTCGCCCTCAGAAATAACATACATGCCAGAGAATCAAATGGCATCATTATTCTATGACCCTTCTATCGTGGGTAGGCCAGAGTTTTATACGATTGTGGGCAGTGTGATTAAGTTCGCCCCCACCCCTGATGCGGCGTATGATTACACGATACGCTACAAGCAAAAAATCCCCGCTCTTACGTTTGCTAACCCGACTAATTGGCTATTGAGTAAAAACCCTAATGTTTACTTGCATGGATGCGCTTACTTTTTCTCTCCTAAGATTAAAGACTACCAACAAATGCAGATGTACGAGGCGCTTTATAGCCGCGCAGTGCAAGCGCTTATTGACTCAAGCACGGGCTATGAATACCCAAGTGCAGGCATCGCAAGCTACACGGTTGATAGATGAGCCAGTTTAGTGACCTAATAGACTTTGGTGAGTGGGCACCTGACCAGCCTAACGTAGCATCATTTGCGCGCACGGTTAGGAATGCCTTATCTAATGGCAGGGCTTACCGCCCGTTATCAGGTGCTAATCCTGTGGGTGATTCTTTGCCCACTACGTGTTTTGGGGCTGGAAGTTTCCTGCTTCCCGATGGCAATAACGTGACAGTTGCGGGGACAGTCACAGACCTTTACTTCTATAACGCTGGCGTATGGGATGAAAAGACCCGCACAGGAAGCGATTACGCGACTACAGCCGAATATAAGTGGCAATTCTCGACCTATGGCAACCGCTTGCTAGCAACTAACTACGCTGATAGCATTCAAAGCTATTTATTCGGAGTGGATTCTAACTTTAGCGAATTAGCGGCAAGCGCTCCTAAAGCGCAACATATTACGGTGCTTAATAACTTCATTGTTGTGGGCAATACTGATAATGCGAATAATGAAGTAGCATGGTCGGGCCTTGATGCTCCGACTACATGGGGAACAAACATAGCCCTGCAATCTGATTCGCAGCTGCTTGAGAACGAAAGCGGCGAAGTTCGTGGGGTATTTGGCAGCCAGAACTACGGCGTGATATTGCAATCTAAGGGCCTAACCCGTATGGAATATGTGGGGCCTCCCGAGATATTTCGATTTACTGACATCGAAAAGGGTCGTGGGGCCGCTACGCACTACGGCAATGCCGCACTAGGTAACAGCATATTCTACCTTGAGGAAAGCGGCTTCTATCGTTTTGATGGTAGCAATAGCGTCAACATAAGCGAAAATCGCGTTTCTCGATGGTTCTTTGATGATTTGAATAATAGCTACTTGCATAACGTAACGTGTGTGATTGACCCCGTGAATACCATTGCAGTATGGGGTTATCCTGACAGAAGTGCAATCGCAGGCGCGCCTAACAAAGTAATCATTTATGACTGGGTTGATAACCGCTGGACATACGGGTCTTTGGCGCATGAATATCTATTCAGGGCGCTGTCGACTGGCTACACCTTAGAAGGCCTAGATGCGGTGAGTAGTTCGCTCGATGCGTTGCCGTTCTCGCTGGATTCTAGCGTGTGGAAGGGTGGGAAAACATTGTTAGGCGTAATTGATTCCACGAATAAGCTAGGGCTTTTAACGGGCGATGCGCTGGAATGTACGATTGAAACTTCAGAGGCTAGAATAAACCCAAAAGGCCGCACTCATGTTGCGGGGGTTTATGTGGAAACCGATGCGTTGAATTACACAACGACATTATCAAGCAGAAACCTGCCAAGTGATGCGCTTTTGGTATCTGGCGCGCGAAGCCCTAATAGCTTAACTGGGGCGTGTGATTTTTCGGTGGATTCTCGCTATCATCGCGCAACGGTTACAATCCCTGCTGGCGAGGAATGGACTGAGGCGCTAGGGGTACAGGTGGAATTTACACCTACGGGGCGCGCATGAATACGGTTAAAGTCCCCACTAACACGCGCATGGATGTAGAATATCTCAGGCAGCTTGCCTTCACGATTAACCGCGCGATTGATGATTCTAACGCATTGCGGCCTGTGCAAGTCACTTCTAGCGGGGATGTGGGTTTAGGTGATGGCGTGGTGATAGCCGATACGTCATCAGGTAGCATTACCATGACGATGCCTTTTGCGGCGGATGCCTACGGTAAGGCCATTGTATTCTTTAAATATACCTCAGGTCACACACTTACTGTTGCGGCTAAAGCAAGCGAAACTATAAATGGCGTTGCCACGCAATCGTTTACGTCCATACATTCAACATTTAGGCTCTTTAGTACGGGTACGGAATGGCTGATAATCGCATAAACATGTATGGTGTAATGCACCATAGCGTTGATGAAGTGTGGGGTGATGTTTTACCATACTTGCAGGCCACTTTGGACGCTGGAGGCAATAAATTCACCCCCGCATGGATAAAGCAGCGGATTGAGTCACGTGATTACCAGTTATGGGTGGCGTATCGTGACGGTGAATTTGTGATGTTTGGTATTACCGAGATATGTGTTTACCCCGAAAAGAAGGCTTGCAAAATGCTATTCGGTGGTGGTATATTATATAGCGAGTATGCTTCCCATGTTTCAATCATTGAAGATTGGGCGCGAAGCAACGGATGCCACTCCATCGAATTGCAAGGGCGCAAGGGATGGAACAA